GGCGGTATTAGTCAATGGGTTTGAACTGATTGAGGCTTCCGCTTGCGTGGACAAAGAGAACTACTCCGAAGAGATCGGGACAGAGGTTTGTCTAACCAAGATCAAGGACAAAGTATGGGCTTACCTGGGCTTCCTGTTGCAAACCGGGGTGGGCGGAATCAGTGGCTAAGAAAAAACCCACAATCCCCTTAGACCAAAAATGCGCCGTGTCTGATTGCAACCGCAAGGGCCATCCAGATAACGGCGTTTTACTTTGTACCGGTCACCTGATCATCCGTAACATCTGCGGCGGCTGGAAAGAGTTTTGCAAAGAGCACCCTGAAATACAAAATCCCCTCGAAAGGGGTGGTTAGCACGTTTGACGGAATAAAGAATACTTTATCTGGCCTGTTTGGACAGAAAGACGAGGTACCGCACTACAAAGAAGACCTGGTCGATCTTGTGAACCGGGAATTCAAGCGGCGGCAGGATGAAAGAAAAGCCTTCGAGCTTCAGATGCGCCTGAACCTGGCTTTCTACGAGGGAAATCAGTACCTTGAAATAAATACGGCGGCCAACTCCTTGGTGGAGCAGCCCGTATTAACTGATTATTCGGAGCGCGAAGTGTTCAATAACATAGCTCCGAACATCGAAACACGAATCAGCAAGCTAAAAAGAATTCGCCCGGCATTAACGGTTAGGCCAGGCAGCACCGAGCAAGATGATATTCATTCAGCCAAGGTCGGAACTAAGCTTCTTCGGAATGTATACAATGACCAGGAAATTAGGGACAAGCTGAACGATGTATATATCTGGTCAGAAACCTGCGGTGGAGTGGTGTTTAAGCTCGCCTGGAACCCTGAAGCAGGGAAGCAAGTAGTTGGACTTGACGAAACCGGGCAGCAGGTCTCCATGCCCGAAGGAGATATTGACGTTACAATCTGTCCCCCACAGGAGATTTACCCTGATTCTTGCTATTTCCAGGATATTGAGGATTGTAAGAGCATCATTCATGCCCGGGCATACAGCATAGACAGCATATTTGAGCAGTACGGGGTAAAGGTCAGAGAGGAAGAAGCTACCGCATCCTCAATTCAGCGGTCTATGACGGGCCTAGGAGGGCTTGGATACGGGCAGGGTGGGTTCCATATAGGCAGCATTAAGCTTAAAAACCACGCTATTGTTAAGGAATACTACGAGCGGCCTTCCAAGGAGTACCTGGAGGGGCGTTTAATCATTGTAGCTGGTGGAGAACTGCTACATTCCGGGCCACTGCCATTCAACGTCGGCAAGAATGACCAGCCAGGGTTGCCTTTTGTCAAATTGGACTGTCTGAAAAGGCCCGGGATCTTCTGGGGTAAGACGGTTTTAGAGCGACTGATCCCGGTCCAAAGGAGATACAATGCTCTCAGGAACCGCAAGGCCGAATATTTAAACCGTTGCGCCATCGGGCAGTGGCTTGCTGAGGATGGAGCAACGGATTTAGACATCTTGGAGCAGGATGGCACCACTCCCGGGGCGATTATTGTATATCAGAAGGGGTTTAGCAAGCCAGAAATGGTGCAAAACCCATCTCTGCCGCCAGCTTTTGAGACCGAGGAGCAGACCTTGCTTCAAGAATTCTCTATTTTGTCTGGGGTATCCGAGATTAGTAGACAGTCAGCGGCCCCTGTTGGCGTTAAATCAGGTGTGGCTTTGTCTATAGTTCAGGAGCAGGATGATACCCGATTATCTAATACCGCGGAAAACATTGAGCGGGCCATGATTCGATTAGGGAAGATGATTTTGCGGCTATATCGCCAATTTGTGCAGTTCCCGCGGACATTGCAAGAGATTGGTCAAAACAACGTAGTTGAGGTAATTGACTGGGTTGGATCGGATCTAACCAGCGACGATGTAATAATAGAATCCTTCTCCGCCATGACAGAATCGCCAGCCATTAGGCGGCAGATGGTGTTTGATTTGCTTGAATCAGGGTTGATGAACAATCCTGAAACAGGTCAAATTGACAAAGAAACCAGGAATAAGGTCTTTGAAATGATTGAGTTGGGCACCTGGGAAAGTACGGTAGATGTAGAACAGTTGCATGTTCAAAAAGCCGAGCGGGAAAATAGGGCATTCACCCAGGGGCAACTAACACAGCCGGTGCAGTATGACGATCACCTATTACATATTGACCGGCACAACCAATTCAGGCTTGATGCCGAGTATGAGGAAATGGTTGCCCAGAACCCGCAGGTTGAGCAGATCTTTAACGCCCATGTTCAAATGCACCAGGCAGTTATAAATCAAGCCATGATGGCGCAACAACTGGCTATGGCGCAGCAAGCCCAAGGTGGTGATGCCCATGCCCAACGGGTTTGAGTTCCCGGATCAATTAATGTGAGTATGCTCCGTGCTTCGGCGCGGGGGTTTCATTCGGAACCGCCAGGGATAACGTTAATGCGCCCCGAGGCGGATTCTTAATTATAGGAGGTAGGGGTAATTATGGATACCAATTTAGCCGACAACTCCATGCTCAAGAGCGTTAATCTTCAATTGTTTGCGGAAGAAGGGGAAGCGGTTGTTAGTTCTGCCCCGGCAGCGGGTCCTCAGGAAGGAGGACAATTAAGCGTAGAAGGACAGCAAGCAGCTCCACAGCAATCCGTTAACCCTCTTTGGGCTTGGGCAAATGAGGATACTGGAGCCGGCGAGGAGGACACCTGGGGCGATTTGCCCGTGCAACAGCCTGAGCAGCAGGTTCAAGAGCCAGCGGCTCCTGTCATAGAGGAACAACCACTGATTCTTGGCAAGTTCAAGACTCAGGAAGACCTTGTAAACGCCTACAACGAGGCGCAGCGCAAGATTACCGAGCAAGGCCAAACTTTATCCATGATTCAATCCTGGTTTGAACAGCAAAAGGCGCAGCAAGAGGCCCAGCAGCAAGCTCAAGCACAACAGCAGCAACAGCCTCAGTTCACTGAAGAACAGATAAAGCAGATGAACGACCAATGGTTCGAGCACTTCAGCGATAATCCAATACAAGCAGTGGCGCAATTAGTTCAACAAATAGCTGGCAGCATGATTCATCCATTACAGCAACACTACCAGGAGCAGCAGGAGTTATCGCAGTGGAACAGACAAATCTCTCAAACAGCAGCTAAATACCAGGATTTTGATGCCATGCGCCCCGTAATTGAGCAAGTGATACAAGAGCAACCGCACTTAGCAAATCTACCTAACGCGGTGGAGGTAGCGTATCAGGTGGCTAAGGCAAGGAGTTATCAGCCGCCTCCAACCCATGAACAACTACTTCAGGATCAGGAGTTCAGGCAGAAGATCCTTACAGACGAGGGGATTCGTCGAGCAATCCTGGGAGAAGCAACCCAAAGGGTACAGCAACAAAACGCCAACATACCCAGGATAATGACCAACCAGGGTGGGCAACCGACGGTCACCCCACCTAATAAACCAAGATCAATCAGGGAAGCGTCAATGTTGGCGCGACAGTATTTCCGTGGTTAAGGAATTAAGGATGGCCACGGCATTTTGTGAATTCAGGAGGTAACAAATAATGCCTACTAATGTTTCTGCTTCTATGAGCACTATTGCGGATGCTCTGAAACTTTTCTACTTGGATGGTTTGATTTATCAGGCCAATGAGGCTGCTAGTGTATTCCTGGCCCAGATCGAGAAGACTTCTCGGAACGTCGAAGGTTCTCAGGTAGTAATTCCGCTATCTTATGGGGTTACCGGTGGTATTGGTGCCAGGGGAGAATCCGATGCTCTGCCGACCAGCAACCCGCGTAAATTCAAGCAAATGAAGGTTGATACTAAGAACCTGTTTGCGGTAATCCAGATTACAGATAAGGTTATTCAAGCCTCTCGGAGCAACAGAGGGGCCTTTATTCAAGCCTTGGAGAGCGAGCTAACTAAGGCTGAAACCGATGTCAAACGGGACATTTCCCGGCAGGTAATGGGGGATGGTACTGGCTTATTGGCTACCGTGGCCTCTGTTTCTTCGAATGGTACTACCCATACCGTAACCGTAGATAGTGCTAAACACTTTTACGAAGGTATGCTGATTGACTGTTACACCACTACTACCAAGGATACTTCAGCAGCAGAAGTAATCTCGGTGGACAAGGTTAATAACCAGATTGTTTTTGTGTCCACTACCGCACCGGAGGCGGCAGACTTAATTTACTTGGCCGGTAACAAGGACCAGGAGCTTAGTGGATTGACCAAGATTATGACCGCC